GATGGAGAAAAAAGATGATAAACAATAGGTACGAAGCCTTACGCGTAGCGCTTGAGGCGCTGGAAGGGTATGATACCGACCCCACGCACGCCATGAAGATTCTGCGTCCCCGAGCAATCAGGTCAATCAAAGCAGTATTGGAGAAGCCGAGTGCCGAATATGAGCGAGGGTATGTCGATGGACTACAAGCCAGAAAAAAGAAGAATAGTTTTTACAACATCGGAAAAGCACTAGTAGGGAAACAAAAGCATGAGTAACTATTGGCCCGGAACTGACATCATCAAGTCAACCAACAACGCCTTTAACTGGCGGGATGTTAGGTTCGGCGTGTCCGAAGAAATGGTTCGGCATATGGGCAGGGTTGTCCAAGGAATTGAGAACGCCAAGAAGGGTAGACAGTTCAAGAAGGGTGAGGTGGTTTTAGATACACCGAAGAGCGCCCCAATCCAACTGTTTATGAAAGCAAGGGGCAAAAAGAAATGAAAAGGCGTCTAAATGCGTACGGTAAAGTATATAAAGGACGTACTCTCCCTTATGGTACTCTCGTTGGTGCAAGTTACGAACTAAGAAAAGCGTACTACACATACGGTTATCTACGTGACGAAGACATGCCAGAACTTCCTATTGATGAGCCATTAGACAAAGAATACGTAGACCCAGAAAAGGCTTTATCAACTATTGAATTATGTAGGGTTGTAAAACAAGCGCTTAGCACGTTGGACCCCAAGAAAGCAATAGTATTAAAGCTACGTTTTGGAATTGATGTTTCTGATGCTATGACATTAGAAGAAATTGGACATATGTTTGACTTATCAAAGGAGCGCATTAGGCAGATGGAAGCCAAAGCATTGCGTACCCTGAAACACCCAATTCGCTATGATATTTTGAGGAAAGTAATATAAATGACGGAGAAAGAACAATGCCTAAAATTGATCGACAATCTGATAAAGAAGCACGAGTACGATCTACGAGTACGAGACGTACTGAAAGCTCTGCGAAAGCGTATCCGATTGATTGGAACACATGGTGGCCCTTTGAACGAGCCACTGGCAACGCACTTAAACAACTCAACAAGCGCCAACCAACAGTGTGCTTAGACGACTTTGAGGAGGCATTACTATGAGTCAAGACGAAACAAATCTGCGGGACTTAGCGGCTATGTTCGCCATGTGTGGGCTTCTTATGCGCGGGAAAGACGAAAACATTACACTAATGAACATAAGCAACGTAGCCTACGAGCTTGCTGATGCCTTTATGCAGGCTAGAGAATCTAGCCACCCAACCAACCGTATAGATGGTGAATCACCATGAGCATTGTTTGGTCTTTTAGCAGCCTGAAAACATTTCAACAATGTCCGCGCAAGTATTACCATACTAAAGTAGCTAAAGATATTGTTGAGCCGGATACCAAAGCTACGATGTATGGCAAGACCGCACATACTGTGGCGGAAGAGTTTGTAAGGGACGCTAAGCCGATACCTGAAACTTTTGAATACATGAAGGCAACCCTAGATACCCTTAAAGACATACCCGGAGATAAATTATGCGAAGTGAAACTAGGTCTGACAAAGAACTTGGAAGCATGCGAATTCAATGCTCCGAATGTATGGTGGCATGGAATAGCCGACTTGGTGGTTATCAATCAGGAGAAGGGGGTAGCTCACTCGGTGGACTACAAAACCAGCAAGAGTGCGAGATATGCGGACGCCAAGCAACTCGATCTTGTCGCCTGTGGGCTTTTCGCCAAGTTTCCTCAGATCAAGCGGGTGAAGAGCGCCTTGATCTTTATTGTGTCTAAAGAGTTTGTCAAAAAAGAGCACCATCGGGAGATGATGCCTAAGTACATTGAATCCCCAGCCCAAGATGTTGCACGTATTGAAGCAGCGTTAGATAATGGAGTCTGGAACCCCATCCAAGGCCCACTGTGCAAATTTTGTGCAGTGAAATACTGTGAGTACAACAGGAGTTAAAAATGAGCTTAACACCCGACAGATTTTTTAACGGCGAAAACACTTGTTCGTGTTGTAACAAACCTATGTATGTAAACGATGTTGGAATTGTATTCAGACCGAGCTACAAAATAATTGATGATTTTTTATTTTGTGTTGAGTGCGCCACACAAATGACAATGGCAATCCTGCAAGATCTTTCTAGGTTAAACCCTGACATAGCGTTTGCGTACTACGATAGATTTACTGGTTCAAAAGACGCTACTTCTTTAAATTTACGCCGCCATGCGGAAGCGCTTAAAGCGCTTGCTGAGCGTATGGAAGGCCATGCCGAAATGGTCGATCAATTTGGGAGATAACCATGCCTTACGTAAACAAACCCCGCCCGTACAAAAAAGAGTACCAACAGCAGCTTGCCCGAGGAGAGGCCGATGAACGGCTTGAACGCCAACGTGCAAGAGAAGCGTACGATAAAAAGCACCCTGACAAAGATGGTGACCACATTGCCGACTCCAGAGAAGGCAAAGACATTGCACACCGAGTAGCCCTTTCTAAGGGTGGGTCAAACAAGAACGGCGTGCGTGTTGAATCAGCGAATAAAAATCGTTCGTTCAAACGAGCGTCAAACCATAAAGTTGTGTCAGAAGTGAGCAATAGAGAACGCAAGAAAAAATGAACCTATCAGAGTATACGTGGCCCCGTCCACCGGGGTTCACACCATTCGAGCATCAGAAGACAACAGCAGAATTCTTAACGGGTAACCCCAAAGCGTTCTGCTTTAATGAGCAGGGTACAGGTAAGACCGCCTCAGTCATCTGGGCAGTGGATTACCTTATGACCCTAGGATTAGTGAAGCGTGTGTTAGTGATCTGCCCGCTGTCAATTATGAAATCAGCTTGGCAAAATGATTTATTTAAGTTTGCCATCCACCGCACTGTGGCAGTGGCTTACGGAGCCGCACGTAAGCGCAAAGAGATTGTAGAAGCCGGTGCCGAGTTCGTCATCATTAACTTTGATGGCGTTGGCATCGTCAAAAAAGAAATCATGGCAGGTGGCTTTGACCTTATTGTTGTTGATGAGGCATCGGCATACAAGAACGCGCAGACAGATCGTTGGAAAGATTTGCGTGATCTGAGCCGGGTTATAAAAGGGTTGTGGATGCTTACGGGTACACCCGCAGCGCAGTCTCCTGTGGACGCTTACGGTTTGGCTAAGCTAGTCAATCCTAAGGAAGTGTCTCCGTTCTTTGGACAGTTTCGGGATACGGTGATGACGAAGCTATCCATGTACAAGTGGGTGCCCAGACCAAACGCCCAAAGAATTGTGCACAAGCTACTACAACCTGCCATCAGGTTTGAAAAAGCCGACTGCCTAGACTTACCACCCGTAACCTTTACGGAGCGTGAAGCCCCGCTAACACCGCAGCAGCACAAGTTCTACACCATATTAAAGAAGCAGATGCTTATAGAAGCAGCGGGTGAAGAGGTGTCCGCCGTCAATGCGGCGGTGCAAATAAATAAGCTACTACAAATTGCTGGTGGCGCAGTCTATACGGATACGGGCGAAGTTGTTGAGTTCGATGTAAGCAATCGGCTAAATGTGGTACAGGAAGTCATTGAAGAGTCAAGCCACAAAGTGCTTGTGTTTGTCCCGTTCACGCATACCATCCAGTTGCTCCAAAAACACCTAACCAACAACGGTATTTTGTGTGAGGTCATAAACGGTGAGGTGCCCGTAAACAAACGCACTGACATTGTTAAGCAGTTCCAAGAGCAAGCCGACCCAAAAGTGCTCATCATCCAGCCCAAGGCTGCATCCCACGGGTTAACCCTAACTGCTGCTAACACTGTCATTTGGTATGCTCCATGCTCCAGTGTTGAAACGTACCTGCAAGCCAACGCACGCATAGACCGACCCGGGCAAGTCAACAACATGACTGTTGTGCACATCAAGGGCAGTCCGATTGAGTCGCGCATGTACTCAATGCTTCAGAACAACATTGACAACCACCAGAAAGTGGTTGACCTGTACAAACAAGAAATTTTTTCCAGCGACTATTGACATTGTAAAAATTAGCTGTATAATCCAAGTTGTGTAGCAGTGGTGGAAAACGGGTTAGCGCCGTGGGCTTTGTGCATTTGTAACCAACACTGCTTTATGTGAACCACTATTGCTACACATTTTCATTAGGAGCATCAGATGGACAACGAAGTTCAGAGTCAATCTACCCCCGTAGATTTAGCCAAGCTAACATCTATCTACATAAAAATCAGAGACAAACGCGCTGACATAAAGCGCACGTTCGAAGAAGAAGACAACGACCTTAAAGAGCAGATGGAAGTTCTGGAAAGCCAGATGCTCGATGTATGTAAAGACATGAATGCCGACAGCATTCGTACCCCACACGGCACAATCATTCGATCAGTAAAGTCACGGTACTGGACGAACGATTGGGATTCAATGTACGACTTCATCGAAAATGAGGGTGCATTTGGCCTGTTAGAGAAGCGACTTCATCAATCCAACATGAAGCAGTTTCTTGAAGAGAATCCAGACAAGTTCCCCGTTGGCCTCAACGTGGAAAATTCTTACTCCGTGGTTGTTAGACGTTCTAAGGAAAAATGAAATGAGTGAACTCACCCTTCTTAATCAAGACCTCCCCGACTTCCTGCAAAAAGCAGGTGTTAGTGAGCTTACCAAACAGCTTGCTGGTAAGACCGGCGTCAAGCGTATTGTGCCTAAGAACGGCATTTTCCGTAAGACCGTTGGTGGCGAAGAAATGGGCAAGGTTAAGGGCAGCTTGAACGCCATCGTTGTTAATGCTTCCCCTCATGTGGGGCGTATTTTCTACGCTAAGGCATGGAGTCCCGATGCCGAGCCGACTGCACCGGATTGTTTCTCCAATGACGGGCGTACCCCCGATGCAGGTTCAGTTAACAAACAAGCTGAGCGATGTGACAACTGTAGCCAGAACATAAAAGGTTCTGGGATGGGCAACTCCAAAGCTTGCCGCTATTCTCGTCGGATCGCACTTGTGCTGGAAGAAGATTTTGGCACCTCTTTGGAAGGCGAAGTCTATCAAATGAACTTGGCTTCCAAGTCATTGTTTGGCGACGGGGCTGGGGATAACACCCATACCTTTGAAAACTACACCAAGTACTTGTCGAATAACGGTAAGAGCTTGGACTATGTGATGACTCAGATCAGCTTCAACGAAGAGAACGATAACCAATCCGTTCTGTTTACGCCGACTCGGTTCATTAACAAGGCTGAGTTTACGGTGACTAGCGATGTCGCCACAAAGCCCGACGTGCAGAAGATGGTCGTTATGACGCCGTACCAAGCCGATATGTCTGGTAAGCCAAAGCTGGAAGCACCTGCACCTAAGGTAGCCGATGAGTCTCCTATTGAGGAGCCGACCAAGCGTGAAAAGAAAGCCGAGCCGAAACCTACCGCCAAGAAAGACCTTGACTCGGTAGTGAAGGCTTGGAGCGACGAGGAGTAAACACATGACCTACGGTTATAGCCAAAGCTTGGTGCATGCCAACAAAAAAGCGAGCATCAAGTCTTTGGGTGTAGCCTTGGGTCGTGCATGTATTCGCGCCAACATTAGTGTTAGCAAGATTGCGGCAGACTTTGGGGTGACTCGTATGACCATATACAACTGGTTTAAGGGAGACCGAGAACCACACCCCAACTACGCGCAAGCAATTACCGACTACATCACGTACACCAAAGCTCACCACCAAATAAAGTAAAACATGTCAACCTTCGATCTGCTTGACACGGTACTCCCGGCAGAAGGGCGCTACTGTGTGATAGGGATTGGTAGGTATCCTGACCAGCATTTTGTAGACACCAAGGAAGAAGTTGAACAGTTAGCCGAGCAATTTGTAAAACGCAAAATAGACGTTTATTTTGGATGTGCCAAGTTTGGTCCGCTTAATAACCGCACACATGCAAACGCCACCTACTTCCGTGCGCTGTGGATGGACATTGATTGTGGCCCCACAAAAGGCGTACCAGATGAGAAGGGCGTTATCAAAGGCTACCTTGACCAACAAATCGGGCTTGACGAGTTCAAGAAGTTCTGCATTGCAGTCGGCTTACCTAAGCCAATATTAGTAAGCTCCGGTTACGGCATTCATGCGTACTGGTTGCTACAGGAAACAGTGACCCGCTCACAGTGGGAGCCACTAGCTAACCGGCTACGTGAACTGTGCGTTGAGCACGGGCTTATTGTGGACTCTTCAGTATTTGAAGCGTCCCGAGTTTTGCGCATCCCCGGTACATTTAACTTTAAGCAAGAGGAGCCTAAAGAAGTAACGGTGCTCAACGAGGATACACCTCGTATGGCGTACCAAGAGTTCAAGGATTTACTCGGCGCACCTGAGCCAAAAGAAGACGTACCCGACTTTATCCCCCGCACGGTAAGTCCAATGATGGAAGCCCTTATGGGTAATAAAGTCAAGCGGTTTAAGACCATCATGCTCAAAGGTGAAGCGGGTTGCGCTCAGCTTAATTACTGCTTTACAAACCAGAATAGCATTGAGGAACCGCTGTGGCGCTCTGCATTATCCATCGCAGCCTTTTGTGTGGACGGAGACAGCGCAGCGCATAAGCTATCTAAAGAGCACGAGGGATATGATCCTGACGAAGTTGACAACAAGATAGCCAACATCCGCAAAAAGGGTGGCCCTCACCATTGCGCCACGTTTGAAAAGCTAAACCCGCAAGGCTGTGATGGCTGCGTACATAAGGGCAAGATCAAGTCCCCCATTATGCTGGGGGTTGAAATAGAAGAAGCCGATGCCGACGACAACGAAGTTGCGATAGAAGAAGACAACGGAGAAGTAAGCACATATCAGATACCTGAGTATCCGTTCCCGTTTTTTCGCGGGAAGAAGGGTGGCATCTATATCCGCCCAGATAAAGACGATGAAGAAGCTGAGCCAAAGCTTGTCTATGAGCATGATCTATACGTGGTCAAACGCATGCGTGATCCTGAGCTTGGAGAAGTGGCGTTGTTTAGGCTGCACTTACCACATGACGGCGTTCGTGAATTTAGCATCCCGACAACAGCAATCTCGTCGCTCGATGAGTTGCGCAAGCAGTTAGCACACAACGGTGTGGTGGCACACAAGACACAGTATGAATCACTTGCTAAGTTTGTCGTGTTTTTTATTAAGAACCTACAGTATGTAAAAAGGGCAGAAATGATGAGAACTCAATTCGGATGGGTAGAAGGGGACAGTAAATTTATTCTTGGTGATCGGGAAATTACCAAGGACGGGGTGTTTTATAGCCCGCCGTCTAGCACCACAAAAGATGTTGCCGAGAAGATCGTGCCTAAGGGTACGTTTGAAAAGTGGAAAGAAGTGTTCAACATGTATGCCAAGCCGGGACTGGAGCCGCATGCGTTTGCCGCACTTACAGCCTTTGGGTCACCCCTGCTGAAGTTCACAGGGCTTGAAGGTGCCATCATTAACGTGATCCATCCTGAGTCTGGGTCGGGCAAGTCAACCGCCTTGTTTATGTGCAACAGCGTATATGGTCAGCCGAAGGAGTTGACTTCCATGTACAAGGACACGTTCAATGCCAAGATGCACCAGCTTGGCGTGATGAACAACCTGCCCAATACGATTGACGAGATTACGAACCTGAGCGGCATGGAGTTTTCAGACTTGGCGTACAGCATTAGCCAAGGCCGAGGCAAAAACAAAATGAACGGCACCACCAATACGCTTCGGGTAAACAACACCAAGTGGCAGGGGATGACATTGTGCTCGGCGAACGCCAGCTTTTATGAGAAGCTAGGGGTAGCTAAGAACACGCCAGATGGTGAGTCCATGCGCTTGCTTGAGTACAAGATCGAGCCGAACAGCATCATTGATGTGCAGGTTGGCAAGCAGATGTTTGACCATCAGCTACGGGAAAACTATGGTCATGCGGGGGATATTTACATCCAGTGGCTAGTTGATAACCTAGAAGAAGCAGTTGCTCTGATGCGCAAAATCCAAGCTCGGATTGACCGCGAAGTTCAGTTCCACCAGAAAGAACGGTTCTGGTCTGGCGTCGCCGCTTGCAACATTGCG